GAAGAACTTAAAAAGTTATTCGACAAATATAGAATTTAACAAGAATAAACTTGAACCTAATGCTGTATAGGCAAACGTAATGGAATATGTGTGACTGTTTTGATAAAGTAGAAGCGAATTTGAAAGAAAAGACCGATGACCCGGAAGCATCTTTAAATTATATGTACGCCATGCCGTCTTTTGAAAAGAAGCCAGTAATAGAAGCAACTTACCGGAAAAAGAAAAAGGATGGTACATTTAATAAAACGGAGAGTACTATATCTATTGCTTATCCTTTTTGCCCGTTTTGCGGAAAGAAATTATCAGAAGAAAAATAATTCAAATCAGAATAGATATGAGTAAGATAGATGTTTCACCCCTGAACACTGCATTTGAAAATCTGAAAGATGGCGCAATCCTGTTATTTCAGAAAAATTCTGATGGAACATTCTCGCCTATTTCTTTGGAGAGGTCACACGGAAGATTGATACAAGAAATACTGGCTGAATGTAGTAAAGAAAGTCCTCTTTATGTTCTCAAAGAGGTTAAGGTAAAGCAATTAACGTAAAACCAAATAAATATGAATGAGAAAGAAGATTTTTTCTTTATGGTATATGTAGAGGGTGAACATACCCCGGCGTATAAACACAGCGATTTGACAAGTGCAGAGACAGAGGCTAAACGATTAGCTGAATCTTCGAATAGAAAGGCTTATGTTCTTTGCTCTATCAAGTCTTTTGAAGTAAACAAGTTTACGGTTAGAGATTGTCGTCCGGCGCTGGGTGATGACCTTCCGTTTTAATTAGAAAAGTGAAAGTTACATTTGAAATAATTGATTAATAAAGGGATAGATATGGAACAAAGAATTTTTCTTTTAGCAATTAAAAAGAGCAAGAAACGTGTAGGAACAACCTATTGTATAGGTGTACATCGATTAGGAACCTCAAATATGGAGTTTATATTAGGAGAAACTGACAATGACCGTGAATATGTAAGAGGTGATGAAGTTTCATATGTATATAATGCAGATTATACCGAAAACTTGCAAAATGCTTTGGATTGGCTGAATAATACTAAATAATAATGTTGGAACAATATGTAATAGAAGGGTTGCTGAATGCAATCAAAGAAAGAAATGCAGAAATCGAAATTATAACCTCTGCTTTGTGGAATGCCTATAAAGGGATGACGCCTATTAAAGCTCTAAACGAAGCCATTAAGGAATATAATGAAATTCAGAAAGATATTGAAGAAAATGGCTAAAACTGAATGAACTTGCAAGTTCTTTATAAACCTTCAAGTATTTGTGTAAAAAATGCTCCGTCAGGAGTCAATTATGAATAACTAACTTTAATATGCCAGCTTTAAGGAGAGCTGTTGGGTATCAGCCCCAGTTTGGGTTTGTTCATTGGGACCGGGTGAAATCCCCGGTCTTTTTTAGAATGACTTAAATAGCTGAAGATATGCAGAAAGTTTGGAATATATTATGGAAACAGTTTGAATGTGCCACTAATGAGTTTAATGCTTATATTGATGGCGGTATTCCTGCTATTGCACAACAAAAAATAGCCAAGTTTATCAAAGAATGGGATAAACTGAAGGAGCAGGCAATGAAGTTTGACGAATTAATGCAGAATCCCATAGAGCCGATTGAAATCAAACTACCATTCGAAGAAGAAGAGTTTCTGCAGACTTGGCAATATTGGAAAGAATACCGTCTTGAAACGTTTGGTAAGACCTATAAAAGCAGAGAAGAACAGAAGGTTTTGGACTATCTTGATGAAATAAGTGAAGGAAGCCCGGATATAGCAATTAGATATTTGAACTTCGCTATGGCTGGTAGTTATCCTAAGTTTTTTAAAGTGACTGATAATAGCTATACTAACCCACCTAAAGAAATAACCCATGACAGCGACTTTTAGTGACTTCATTAATACCTGCAAACAAAAGCAGCAAGAACTGGATCGGGAGCTATGGGCTTTTCATTATTCTCATATTTCTGACATCGAGTTTTGGACGCTATTGAAAGCAAAGGCAGAAGCTATAATGATGCAAAGAGGTATTAAGTCAACATTCATTGTTGACCAGTACAATAAGGACATAATTCGTCAGTTATATTATTATCTGACCGGAGATGTGGGGAATTGCAAGTGGAATGTACATAAAGGCATATATTTGATGGGAAAAGTCGGATGCGGCAAATCCTTATTGATGTACTCCTATTTGTCTGTACAGGATTATCTCACTCGTAAGATAACTGAAACTATTCATGCAAAGCAACTGATAGAATTACTTCAATCTGAAGGTGGAATTACTGGCCTAAGAGAAAGACCTTTGCTTATTGATGAGTTGGGACGTGAAAATTTGGAGATGAAAGACTATGGAAATGTAGTCAAGCCGGTTATAGACCTGTTTGCTATCAGGTATGAATATGGCGGTAGGACTTATGCTACTTCGAACTTTACTCTTGATACACTTGAAGCTGCAAGAGATGTAAAAGGAAAGGTTACTGCGCAAAGGTATGGTAATTTCATCCGAACGAGAATGGACGAAATGTTTAATGTGGTGGAACTCCCAGGAGAAAACCGCCGATTAAGATGGGGAAATAATGGCTAAGAGAGAATTGGCAAAAACTTCTTCGGCTGCCAAAGCTGCTGGAAAAGTACAAGCGGTAAAGGAGTGGTTGGATATGAACTATGAAATTAAGATTAATATATTCGACCACTCAAAATCGTATATTGAGAGTAAGGAACGTGAATACACTACATCAATCACAGAAAATGATATCTATATGCATATGATTGATGATGGTTTGGCCTGTAGCAAGTCGTTATTAAAGGCTATATTGACTTCTCCTAATCAGATGACAGCATATAATCCGGTTACAGAGTATTTTGATGGTTTACAAAACAAATGGAACGGTGTCAGCCAAATAGATTTGTATTGCAGCTTTCTCCGGGCACACGACTTTAAAGATAAAGATGATACGGAATTTTATCAAAACCGGATGAAATACCTAATAAAAAAGTGGTTGGTAGCTGTAGTTGCACAAGTATATGGTAAGAGGCAGAATGATGTAGCAATTGGATTTGTTAATGCTCAAGGCGGAATAGGCAAGACGACACTGATTGAATTTTTGGTACCACGATGTTTGGAAGAGTATTACGTTGTTTCGGATAAAGACGAACGTATATTCAGAATGACAGAGTGTTTTGTTTCCCGCTTTATTATCAACTTTGATGAGTTTGTTGGAATAACAAAGTCAACAGAGAACAGTTTTAAAAATAATATGAGCCGGCTCATGGTGGATATCAAGTTGCCAGGAGAAAGTTTCACCACAAAGATGCAACGTATTGCTTCCTGTGCTTTCACAAGTAATAAGACACAGGAGATGGGAGGGTTTCTATTTAATTCAGATTCCGGTCTTCTCCGTAGAATAGCCGCTATTGAGATTGACGAGATCGGGGATTACAGAGAAGCCGTGGACGTGGATCAGCTTTGGGCGGAAGCTATGACCTTGTATAATGGAACTTTTGATTATACCTTTAATCGAAAAGATTATGATGATTTCCAAGAATATAACGCAAAGTATGTGATTGAATCCACCGCATATAAATTGGTGAAGGAATGGTACCGGAAGCCGGAAGAAGATGAAGAGTCTTTGTTCCGCATGCCGATGGACATCGTTCGGGAACTGAAAGCTGCACGAAAGATAACTAGCTCAATGACCCGCATTGACGATATTACTATCGGGCAGGCATTGCGCCAGTTAGGCTATGAACGTATAGGTAAGAAATTGCCGGGAATGGGTACACGTTATGGATATAAGGTAGTACAACTCTATTAATCAGATATTTGTATATATGTATATTAGATCATAAGGTCTAATATATAAAAAACTATTTAAGAGAAAAATAATTGAAAATGTGGTTACAACCTTACAACCTTTATAATATATGTGTTTTAATATGTTGATAATCAGATATGAAAAGGTTGTAAGTGCATAGTTTGTTATTCACTTACAACCTACTTACAACCACTTACAACCATATAAGTGGTTACAACCGGTAGACTAGATGTAATGTGCTTATATACAATGCTTTGATTGTTAGTTGTAGGTTGTAAGCTAGTATGGGAAATTATTTTAAAAAACAAGTAATATGGAAAAACCAAGTGTAACAATAGAACTAGCACCCTATTTACATGATTACTTATATCATGAGTTTGGGTGTAGAAAAGAAGGTGGGGTAATGGTAGCAACCACTAATGATCTCGGAAAAATGATTCAAGCAATGGTGACAATAAAAGACCGCCCGCCACGTCTTCCTTTGAAAGAGAATCCAATTACATTATATTTGCCAACACAGGAATGGAATCATTTCATTTTAAATGAAAACTTTCTGTATATTCCTGAATGGAAACAAAGGATGTTGCAGGATTACATTGAAGCATCTTTCCGTCTTCGTATTCGCGAATATTTTGTTGCGGGATATGAGAAGGGATTCAAGCAGGATAAGATTATAAAAGCGTTTTTGATGGCATATAACATTAAAAATAACGCAATAAACTATGATGCGATAAAGAAGTATGACTATCGAAATCGGAAAAAGATGATAAAAGAGGTAAATAAGGAAATACAACTGTCTCTTTTCTAAGTGATTGTGTTTTTTTTACGATTAATCTATAAGTAAAAAGATATTTTTTATCTTTTTTATACTTATACTTTTAAGCAATTTATTCATTATTAGATATATAAGCTATGAGTTTAGATGATAAAAGAGCACAAATTAGCGCAATGTTCTATCTTTCAATAGACGATGCGGATATTGATGATTGTTTGGGCGTTAGTTCCATCTCCGTTTCCGGCAATTGGATCGATTTTAATATATCCAAATGTGAGCTAAAAGAAACTAGGTCTGCTCCGGGAGAATTGGTACAACAAGAATTGAGCGCTACTTGTACAGATTCAAGTGAGGCGAATGAATCATTTATTAGGGAACAATGTGGTGGATATGGGCTACTTCGTATTGATTACTCTAATGGTGAGAGGAAAGTGGTTGGAACAGATAAAAACCCGGTACAGCTCTCTATTGAGAGAAGCGGTTCCCCAGCAGCCATCACTCTATCAATAAAACGTTCTAGTGCCGAGTTCTCAAAGTTCCTAAAGTCCTTTTAATAGGCGGTAAGTCATTGTAATTTTGTATCAAACAAATAAAGTATAAAAATACATGGCATTTTCTTCTTTATATAGTGCTGTTTTGAGAGGTAAATGGTTTATCTCACTCCGGGATGTGGAAGCCAACCAAATCCTGATTAATCTTCTTTTAGAAAGAGGGGTTGAGAGTGAAGATATAACCAAACTATCAGATAAGTCTCCCATAGTTGTATGTGCGATGTCCGAAACAGAAATGAAATCCGGACACGATTTTTCAGATGCACCACAAGATAGTGTGGCAGTCATAGGGCTTCAAGGTTCTATGTTGAAATACGGTTCATACTGTAGTTATGGAACTACTGAAGTAGCAGAGATGGTAAATCAGGCTGCAGATTCCCCGAAAATTTCTGGTATTTTGCTTGACATAGATTCCGGTGGCGGTAGCGTTGATGCTATCGCCCCACTCATTGATGCAATCCAATATGCACAGAAGAAAAAGAAGTGTGTGGTTGCATATTGTGATTTGTGCGCATCTGCTGCCTACTATGTAGCTTGTTATTGCGATGAAATTATTGCTTCTAACACAATCTCTTCGGAATTTGGCTCTATTGGTGTAATGATGAGTTTTCCGGATTATGCCAAATATTATGAGAAAGATGGAATAAAGGTTCATACAATCTATAGTAATTTATCATCTTATAAAAATGCGCCGTTTGAAGCGGCGAAGGAGGGAAAATATGATGCAATCAAAACAGAAGAACTTGATCCGCTCGCAAGAGGATTCCAAGAAGCAGTTAAAAGTAGAAGAGGTAGTAAACTTAACCTCGAAACGGAAGGGATCATTGCCGGGCGCATGTTCTATGCGAACGACGCCAAAAAAAATGGCTTGATTGATTCGGTTGGTACTAGAGAGTTTGCATTGAGAAGAGTGAGAGAATTGCGCAGAGATGCGTATGTAAACGAATATATTAATTCAAAAAGTGCATAATTATGTTTGAAAAAGTAGTTGCTGCCGTATTTGGATATTTGGGAATCTCAGCTTTAGCTAAAGACAAGGACGGAAAATCCTCAATGAGTAAAGAGCAGGAGACTAAACTGGAAGATAAATATGGAAAAAAATTCGTCGAGGAGTTCAAAAAGGATCTTGCCGATTTCGAAAAGGAGGGGAAAACTGCAGAGAGTGTGGTAACAGAAGAACTTCTGTCTGAAATGGAGGTTGAGAAAGGGAAAAATGCGAAAGAGTTGAAAGAGGCTCGTGAACGTATTGCCAAACTGGAAAAAGAGAAAGAGGAAGCCGATGCCATAATCGCTAAGTTGGAAAAGGAAGAAACAGCTGATGCAGGAAAGGTTGTAACAGGAACAAATGCGGATAATATGGGAAAGACTTTTAAACCGGACATGAATCTGTCGCATAATAAATATGTTGATGCTATTTATTATGGAAGACCCGGTGCTTCTTATTCAGGCAATACAACTATTGAAACTACCGAACTGCAAAAAGAATTTGGTAAGTATGTAAATAGTGAACGTCTTGAAATCCTGCAAAGTTTGATGGGAAAGACCGAATCTACGCAGTATATGTCCACCATCGCTACCGATAAAGTGGAGGTTCGTGCACAACAGGCAGCAATTGATTCGGTATTACAGCAGTTTACTCCCCATTGGACGCCCAAAGGAAAAACTAAATTTACTCCGCTTACCATTAAGAATTTCAAATGTAAAATTAACGTTGCTATCGTTCCATCTGATGTGATGGAGGATATCATCGGATATCTTTATGATGAGAACTTGAAGCCGGAAGATATGCCGGTTGTAAAGTATATCTTAAATCAACTTGTGTTCCCTAAGTTGGACGAAGAGCGTGAGGTTGCTTTGGCTACAGGTAAGTTTGTAGAGTCTAAAGCTGTGAAAGACGGTGATGATGCAACAGAAGCCAATGAAGTTATGGATGGGTATGTCACTCAACTTGTAGCATTGAAAGAAGCGAATAATAAAGCTATTACCTGGTTGCTCAATGGCGAGAAGCTGTCGGATGAACAGCTGGTAGATCAGATCGACAAGGCGGTTGAAGAGGTTAAACCGTTATACAAAAAGAAACAGATGTTTATTCATGCCGATCCGGACATTGTAACGCGCTATGGAAAAGCATATCGCAAGAAATATCCTTGGTTGAAGAATGAAGATGGAGAAAAAGTGAAAGTCGATTTCTCTAAATTCACATTTGCTCCACTTGAAGGTATGCGTGGTACCGGAGTTTTCTTTATTACTCCAAAAGAGAACTTCAAACATTTGCGTAGTAAGGACCCACAAGCTACAAAAATTTGGATGCAAGGAGAAAACTATAAGGTGAAGATTTTTGCTGAATGGTGGGAAGCAACTGGATTTTGGATTGCTGAAGCTATTTTCGCATATATTCCACCCACAGAGTCAGGAGCGTCTGTCTCCGAAGCTGGTGGGCTTTAAAAAATAAAAGGAGGTAAAATTATGGCAGAATCAGTATATCAGTTTGTATCGGTTCCTAAGAAGACATCGAATGCAGGACGCCCGAAAGGTAAAAAGGCGTATATTGTCTATTTCCGCTGGAATGATGTAAAGACATACAACCGTGATGAAAAAGGAGTACGTGTTAAGGAATTCGCTTTGGCAGATGGGAAAAAGCCGATTGCAGTCTATGCAACCGACTCTACTATTAACATTTATCACACAAGCGAAGGAGAAGACGATGCGCGTGGCTTCATTCATCATGTAGATTATGAGCATCCGGGAACAGAGGTTGAACACGATGAATTTGTAAACAACAATATCAATGAAGATTTAGGAGCTATTGTTTTTGGCTGCTCAGGTGATGATGCAAAGATAGCAGGTACTCCCTGTACTCCATTGAAACTCACAAAAGCAGATTCACAGGATAACAAAGAAGGTGATAAAAATACGATCAACTTGGCAAGTTCACTGCGTGGGGCTACAATTGGACATATTGCCAAGAGCCTTATTCCGGCTACAGACAGTGAGGAAATCAATGCTATTTTAGGATTGGCTGGTAGTGCGTCAGGCTCATCTAAAGGAGGTCTATAAATAAGTTTGTTTGTTGTGTTGAGAAGAGGTGCATATCCATATTGGATATAGCACCTCTTTTTGTGTCCTTTTGCCTGTATTGGGATAATGGTACTTTTGTGTATCAAAAAATAAGAATATGAGAACTAAAAAGGAAGAAGGAAAAAAAGTGGAAGCTGATTCAGTAAATAATCAGGCTTCTAGTGTGGAACAAGATCAGGCTCCAAGCGGGGGACTGGCATCTCAAGAGAATTTAGCCATACTGGATCATACAACGGTGGTAATTCCTTATGTTAAAAACAAAGCACAAGGGAATGAGTTGAAAATGGCATTGCGCTCTTTTGATAAATTCCTGCGTTTTGGTGTTAATGTTGTCATCATTGGCGACCGGGAGGAATGGATGAGTGATGTTGTTACAGTCATAGAACATGAATGTGTGTCAGATAATCCTCAGATTGATGTACTTGAAAAATTAAAATTGGCTATTGCTGCCGATGAAGTTACTGATAAATTTATTTGGTCCAATGATGATATCTACCTTGTAGCTCCGGTAATGCTGGCTCATATTGAGGTACCTAAAAATAAAGGAATCTTGCGTCCAGAACTATATAAAGGCATTTATAGGGATAATATGGAGCGTACAGTTGCATTGCTGGCAGATTTTCCCAAATTAGATTTTGGAACACATACTCCTGTTGTTTACGAAAAACAGAGTCTTGTAGATATGTTTGAAAGGTTCCCGGAATTGAATACAGGTGGTTATTTGATCTCATCTGTTTATTTTAATACTCTCTTTCCAGAGTTCGATCCTATTTCTTCTATCGAATTGAACTGGCAAAGCGATAACATTGCATTGTCTATCGTATCCAAGCAACCGGATCACAAGAAATTTCAGGAACTGGTATCAAAGAAAATATTCCTGAATAACGCAGAAAGTGGATATTCTGACTTTCTAATGAAATATTTACTTGAAATGTTCCCGGATAAATCCGAATTTGAAGAGTGAAAGAGATTGTAATCGCTTGGCTGAAGAATGGAGCAAATGCTCAAGAAGGAATACGCTTGATGGAACAGTCGGGCGTATCTCCATTAACGTTGCGTCTGGTTCGTTCCAACCCTTCCGGCAATAAGAGAATGATGGTTGCATTTCTTTGCAAGAAATACAATATTAATCAGGATTTTACGACAAACTGGAAAGAAACAGAGATAACATTCAGCCGTAAACCCAAGTCTTTTCGGGAAGAATTTTCGTTTTTAAACGAGAAATCATGTCCGGTGGAGTTGGAGGCACTTGCTTCCCGGAAATTTTCACGATATCATGCATACGTTGAATTACATTCTCAACTCCGCGATTGCACTGATTTGAATCAATGTACTTCTGTTAGCAGACAATTAATAGACAGTTATATTGAAAACCGGATGATATGGGATGAACTGAATTATTATCAGCAGAATAAGTCTTTATTAGGGAAGCATCCGATTTTTAATGAGTTTAAAAGGAGAAAAGAACTATTGGGACTACCGATAAAAGAACTTGTAAAACGCCAAAAACAGATAGAAAACAATATTTGGCGGGTAACTAACGAATTGAATAAAGGAGATAAGCCGCATTTGGATATCGAACGACGGGAAAGACTGGCTGGTTACAAAGCTGAATTGGAAGAGGTGAACCGATTACTTGAATGAGTCTATGGCGAGAATGCAATGGAAGAACAATATGTATTTTTAAAAAGTAAGGAAGTCTATGAGTTTCGTTGCGGACGAATTGGTTAAGTGGAGAGAAAATCCGGTATGGTATGACAGGATTAACTTTGATGAATATGAAAAGCTGGCTGCTATAGGGTATACTCCTAAGCAAATAGCCATGTTTTACAATATTCCTTTGAATGATTTTGAGTGGTATTTCAATTTGGTTGGTTCTCCACTGAAATATCATTATGAACGTGGACAGTTGATACAACAGGCTAAGGAAGGATTATCAATGACAGCCAGTGCTGAAGTAGGTGATAATGTAACTCAGGCGCAGCGGCTTGATAAACTACGTCGTGAAGTCGGTTTTAAGAATACGATTAACCAAGTTTTTTTCGGAGATATAGAGAATGTTTGAGACTTCTTATTTTGACAGGTTACAGGATTACTTGGCATCCGGTTGTACAATGGAACTCACGGATGATGAGATGGATTATTATAATGCGCTGTACGCCCTGATTGGCATACAGCGGAAATATGGTAAGGATAATGCAATATCTTTCCTTATGCATGATCCTTTTCAGGTAAAGAGGGCCAAAGCCAGAGAGATGTATAATGAGGCTATAAACCTGTTTTTTGCAGATGATTCAGTAGAAAATAATGCTCACCGAAATATGATGTATGATAATCTGCAGAAAGCGGCACAGGTTGTATTAATGAACGCACATTCTTCTAAGGACATGGAAGTGTATGGAAACTTGATGGTACAGGCAGCTAAAATTAAACAATTGGATAAACCTGATCCGCAAAAACGGAAGGAAGTTAACGAAAAGCCTATAAAAATTTATATGCTTGATACGCAGGCTGTAGGAATTCCACAGGTTAACAGGCAATTGCTTGCTGAACAGATTGATTCTATTCCTGATATTCCGGAGCGGGAGAAAGTTCGTTTAAAGAGGGATGCACAAGTGATTGATGTGGATATAATTGAAATGCTCGATGACCAGGAAACAAAAACTAAAGACATCGACTGATGATGTAGAACAGCGATACGCAAATTGGATGGCCCAGCTCATATCAATAATGATGCCATGGGCGCTTTATTGGATTGCCGGGCGTGCCAGTGCTAAAACAGTGCAAGTATTATCAGAACGAGTGCAAGAAGTTGCACAAGATTGTCAGGGAGCGCCGTTCGCATGGGTAGCTGATACGTATTCAGATTTGCATAAGAATGTCATTCCTTCGCTTATAGATGGACTTTCCCTGTTAGGGTGGGAAATAGGCATTCACTATGTGATTAACCAGGAGCCGCCTAAAGAATGGCAGGAAAGAATGTACAATGTATGTACGGACTGGCGTAACACTATGGTCTTCTATACCGGATTTAATTTCACATTCATCTCTTTAGACAGACCGTCTATCGGTGCAGGACGTTCGTATGTTGGAGTGTTCGGTGATGAAGTCAAGTATTTCCCGGAGGAGAAATTTACGAATCTGTTGAAAGCTGTACGAGGTTTCAGGGTGAAGTATGGAATGAATGTTTGGTACCGTAGTCGTACCCTTACTACCGATATGCCTAATCCTAACCATATTGGCGAATATGACTGGATTCTGAAACTGGCTAAACAGAACGATAAAGATAAGATTTTGTTAATGTTGCAAGCCGGCTTTGTCTATAACGAGACGAAAAAGACGTATGTAGCTACTTTGCAGGAATATAATGAAGTGCTGAAGAAATATCGCTTTGATAAGTCATTAGCTCCCAATCTTAATAAACTTCAACGGGCACTGGAACTCGCAGGGCGCAATATGAAGCGATGGGAAGAACGATGGATCAAGACACGTTCACGTACATCGTTTTTCTTCATTTCGTCCTCTTATGTCAACGCAGACGTTTTAGGGCTCGATTGGTTTAGTGATGAATTTTCCGAAGGGCTTGAAGGAATTTTGTGCAATATACTTTCGATTATCCCGAAATTGGAAGCTGGGCAAATGTTTTATTGTAATCTGGCTATCCGGCATTTTTATGCTGATGGATTCATTAATGAGATTATAGAACAGAAACCGCTGGGATGGAAGGAGGATTGCACAGTGCTTAGGCATTTAGACATGAATCGGCCCATTGAAGCCGGAATGGACTCCGGTAATATGCTATCTATGGTGTTTGGACAACAGGATAAAAAGAAATACAAAGTATTGAAAGAACTCTATACATTACCACCTAACACAGCCAGAGAACTGGCTGATAGTTTCTTGGAGTACTTTAAACTGCATAAGCGGAAGATTCTGAAACTCTACTATGATCGTTCGATGAATAACTACCATAAGGTCAAAGCAGACATGGCTACTCAGATAAAAAAGAATATAGAATACTATGCTGATGGTACAAGGACAGGGTGGCAGGTACAGTTAATGAGTATAGGCCAAGGCAATATTGGTAGTAATTTGGAATATCGTTTCTTCATGGATTTGCTAAGTGGCAATTTAGAGAGGGGATTGTTTACCATTCAATTCGACCAGTATAATTGTTCCAACCTCAAGAGTGAGATGGAAATAACCGGAACAAAGACCGTAAGCCGTTCTAATGGCAGCTCAGAGATAGTCAAACTAAAGACAGGAGACAAGTTACCTACCAATCGATTACCTAAAGAATCAACCAATCTTACGGATGCACTTAAATATCTTATGTTACGTAAGGAATGGATACGGATATGGAAGACGGGACGCAATCTGTCTGTTGCGTCTAGGATGTAGTTCGTTTTTTATTCGAGTGGTTAGCCTCGCAGTCTATGAAGATAGCGGGGCTTTTTCATGTACACCTGCCTGAGGCAGGCAGATAGGTAGCATTTTCTTAGGGAAAATTTGATAGTGGTGGGATTGTAAGGATTTTGTCATATTTCCCGCCCCAAAAGGGGGGTGCGACCGCAAAAAGGGGTCGGCGCGTGTCGGGCAGAACTTCGTTTCATTTGCGGTTTTTTAGAAACCGCAAATAGTTTTATGGTTGAAAATCAGTGAATTAATGATTGGAAATGTTTTTTCTGATGTAAATATCTCCCCAATTTGGAAGAAAAACAACCGTATTTAACTGCAAAATCAAAAAAAGGTATTTTGGAAGATAACTAAAATATAATCATATATAATGTATATCTATATCCATTATATCTATAACATATTATATATCAATAGACTAGGTAACACACGTTATTGAAATAATTCGAATGATAAGGATACTTAAATCAAAATTGAAGTAAATCAATGTACAATT